CCAAACTTTGGCAATAGCTAATCACACAATTACAGTCGGCGGCGGCGGTGCAGGCGCGGCCTCTAACGGTAGAGGTACATCCGGCACTAACTCGCAAGCTGCAGGATTAACAGCCGCAGTGGGCGGTGGCGGCGGCGGTGCTCCGGCTAATACAACTGGAATAAATGGCGGCTCCGGCGGCGGTGGAGGTACTGGCGGTGGTAATGGCGGTCCAGGTGGTACTGGCACTGCTAGCCAAGGTTTTGCAGGTGGCGCAGGTAAGGGAACTCCAGGAGTTATAGATAGCTCCGGCGGTGGCGGCGGCGGTGCAGGCGCAGTTGGTTCAGCTGGCACAAGTAGCGCTGGCGGTAATGGCGGTGCTGGCAGTAATACTTATTCATCTTGGGCATCTGCAACCTCAACTGGTGTGGCAGGTTATTACGCAGGCGGAGGCGGCGGAGGTAACGATGTAAATAGTGGTGTTGCTACAGGCGGCGCAGGCGGCGGTGGATCAGGTGGAAATGTATCGGGAAGTGCTACTACTGCAGGAACGGTAAATACGGGCTCCGGCGGCGGCGGTGCCGGTCATAATGTTAGTGGATCTGCCGGCGGTTCAGGTCTAGTAATTGTGAGGTATGCGGTATGAGTCACTGGGCAGAAATAAATAACGACAATATAGTTTTACGCGTTTTAGTTGGTGATAACAATGCACCCGATGAAGGCCAAGCATTTATGGAGTCCCTCGGTGGTACGTGGATTAAAACTTCGTATAACGCTGCTACTAATGGTTTTCGCAAAAACTTTGCAGGTATTGGTTATACATACGATGCAATTAGAGATGCGTTTATAGCTCCCGAGCCTGATAACGCAACAGGATTTAACGAGGAAACTTGCCAATGGATAGTGCCGGAGCCTGATCGTGCAAACTAGTTACAACGGCTGGCCTGCCTCAAAGGACCCGGACGAGATCCGCATAACTAGCTACAAGGTTGAGGGCACAAACCTAAAGCTGCGTTGCGCTGAGGGCTGCGGCCCATTACTTGCAGCCTTTACTGCCGAGTTTAATACTCTAATCGAGCCTGTAGAGGGTGGTACTTTCGATGACTGGTCATACGCCTATCGGATGGTACGCGGTAGCGAGGACAAACTTAGTTGCCACTCCTCCGGTACAGCTATAGACCTTAACGCTACTAAACACGCACTAGGCAAAATCGGGACTTTTCCTCCTGAGAAGGTCCCTATGATCCGTGCGCTCGCTAAAAAGTACGGCCTGAAATGGGGCGGCGATTATGTAAAACGCAAGGACGAAATGCACTTTGAGGTAGCAGTAACCCCGGCAAAAGCTGCGGAGATGATTAAAAAGTTAGGACTTAAATAATGCCAACAAGTGCACAAATAACTGTAACTACAACTCCAACACTGTTGGTAGCTGCTACGGCTTTTGACCAAACAGCTTATATACACAATATGGAGCACGGTGGAGGCAACCCTGCTGTATTTTTAGGAGATGCAACTGTTACGGCTGCTAATGGTTTTGAGCTAGATGCAGGTGATTATATAACTATTGGCGTAGGAGACCACGAGGCTTTATACGCTATATGTGCCAGTGGCACGGTAAACGTGTCCGTACTTAAACAGATCAACTAAGGGGCGCTAGGAGAAAACAATGAACGAACAACTCAAAGCTGCAGGGCTCTCATATATTAGAGCCGCTGTTAGTTGCGTGGGAGCGCTTTACCTCTCAGGCATTACAGATCCAAAAGTACTAGCTAATGCGTTTATCGCAGCTTTAGTCGGTCCTATTATGAAAGCTCTTTCACCTAGTGAAAAGCAATTCGGTATAGGCTCTAACTAATGAAAGCCCTGATAGGGGCGATTTTGGGGAGTCTGCTCCTATCGGGGTGCGGTTATCAAGGATGGGTAAGGTATGAGTGCCAAGAGTACGAAAACTGGAGTAACCCGGACTGCCAGCCTCCACGGTGCGAAGTTGTGGGTACGTGTACCAAAGACCTCATACCCGAGGAAATCTATGAACCGTTTAAGCCCTGAGGATTTACACGCTCGCCTTATTGTTTTTATTGGAGTAACTTTAGCCGTAGTTTTTGGCCTATCAGTTTTTGGGATGCTGTACGCGCTTATCTTTGTAACTCAGCCGGTCAGTGCACAAGCTCCAAACGACCGGGCCTTTATAGACTTGCTTACAACTTTAACCGTATTTCTTACCGGCTCCCTCGGTGGCGTACTGGCGAGTAATGGCCTTAAGTCCAAACCAAGAAAAGAGGATGAACCGCCCCGCGTGTCTTAATCGCATCTTGTCGGTATGTGCCTTTACCCTTATGGTGTACCACTAACTGCCGAGCCGGGCTAAGCTCTCAGGGTTTAGATCGTATCGGCCTTAACAAAGGGCGTAATACAATGAGTACAGTTTTAGAGATACAAGTGTTAATTTATATGCTTATAGTAGCCTCGATTACCGCGGTGATTTTCTACGCAAAAGGTTTTAACGAGGGCAAGAAAATCGGCACACAGCTCGGCTATCGCCGTGGCGCTAAGTCGGTGCAACAATGATTAGCACCTCAAAGGCAGGCGTATTTTGTGATTACTGCAAGGACCGCTGGGGCGGTCGTCATATAAACGGCGTTTGGGAGTGGCATAAAAACGCTCGCCGTCAAGCTGTAGTAACCATTACAAGCGTAACGATTAAAGCTAAAGGCACCGTGCGGAGCTACTGCGGTGAGTGCCGAGAAATCGTAAGTAACTGGCCGGATGGCACCGTTTTCCCTTTATCCGAGCAGGTGGAGCAGGCTATTAAAGCTGAGTCGCCTCTACTCAAGTTTGGAGTATCACAATGACTTTCCTAGATAACTATGAGGACGTAAACAGTCGTATCAAGCGCTTTAGATCAGAGTTCCCGAGCGGTCGTTTAATCGCTTATATTGAGGATGCAAACCTTAAAGAGGGCTGGATACTTATTAAAGCTGAGGCTTACCGTGAGTATGAGGATGCAGTGCCTAGCGCTGTGGACTATGCCTATGGCAACGTGGCAACTTACCCGGCTAATCTTAAAAAATGGTTTGTTGAGGATACGATCACGTCCGCTTATGGTAGGTGCATAGGCCTGCTAACTCCGAGCCTCGAGCACAAGGCGCGTAGTACCTCTCAGGATATGGCACGAGTTGAGCAGCCTGTAAGTACACCGGACTACTGGAGTATCGGTAAAGAGCCCGAGGGTACTGCGTTACCACTAGCTGCAACAGTGGAGACCGTTGCGGACCAACTCGGAGCAGAGGTTATAGAGTCATCTCCTATCTGTAACCACGGACGTATGATTTATAAAGAGGGCAAGAGCTCCAAAACGGGAAATGCCTATAAAGGCTGGACCTGCCCGTCAAAGGTGAAAACAGACCAATGTAAGGCTGTGTGGATGTAATGGGCGAGATGCAGATGATTAAAAACGGCGTAGCTACAACTATCCACAGAGACGGCAGCATTACCCGCGAAATTGTGGATAAGTGCGATAATTGTGGGGAGTACAGGTCCAAACAAGGGGGCCTAACTATCACCGTAGTAGGTGGTGAGGCGGTTATATGGCTATGCGAATTGTGCCGGGGTTAGATCGCGTAGTACTCGACCACGAACAAGAGCAGTTAGCCCACGATGTAGGTTTTAAGTGGATGCAGGTAAAAAACTCGCATCCTACAACGCAGCGGGGACAATATAACCGAGCTCTTAATTATCACGAAATGGTAACGGAAAAGGCTGAGGCTATGGGAGCTCAGATAGCTGTAGCTATTCACTTTAACGATTACTCTTACGTGCCACGCTTTGACGATTTCCACGATGGCGCTGATGTGGGTGGAAATATCGAGGTTAAACACACACACCACGCAAACGGCCATCTAATAATTCAGGATAGGCCTAGACCTGCCGAGCGTATGAGAGACATAGCCATACTTGTAATCGGTAAGTCACCGGTGTATTACCTTGTGGGCTGGATGCCTGTAGCTATGGCTATGCAGCCGAGGTATCGGGTGGCGTGGGATAACAACTACTGGGTACCTCAAGCTAACCTGTTTGAGATGAAGTACCTAAAGAGGTCCGAGTATGGCGACAATGCGCTTTAGTTGCAGGGTGTGTAAGGCCGTGCACGATCATAAGAATATAACCGAGTTTGGCAACCTACCGCCCGGGGTACTTGTAGTTGAGTGCCTCGGGTGTGGGGTGCTAGGCGTACAGCTGCTAGATGCTGAGGAGAGTATTAAAAATGCCTAGTTACGAGTTTAGATGTGAGGTATGCAGCGATATACAAGTATTGAGCAAACCTATCGAGGAGCCAGTACCTCAAGCTCCTAAATGTAAGGGGTGTGAGATACCTACAAAGAGGGTATGGGATGCAACTCCGGCTGTATTTAGGGGCTCAGGCTGGGGTAAAAATGCCTAAAGGAATATATGTACGTTGCCAAGTAACCGAGTTTGATATGGCTAAATACTGCGCTCGCAAAGCAGTAGGCAACAGTTGGTTGCACGAGCCATATTACAAATATCGTAAAGATATACCCCTATGTAAAAGCCATTTAGCGTGGATCAACAGACCAGAGTCCGATTATGAGCTTGATTACGATGAGTGGCTGAACAACCTATGAAACGATATTTGACAGAGGTAGTACGCTCCATACTCGCAGGCGAGCCGCTAGGGCGGATAGCTCGCAGGCGATGTTTGGTGCTAGTGGGAGTGCTATGTATTAACTCGTTAATAGCAATAACTCCAGCCATAGCGGTAGATAAAAACAGTATAAAACACTATGAATATAAAGCGTTTGCAGCTTTAATAATTAACGATAGTAAGCAGATGAGATGCTTA